CGACGACCAAACGTTCCTCGACCGTTGCGTCGATGCCGCCAACGACAGATGCTGGTACTACCGCTCCCGGGCGGGCTATCAGGACCACCCGAACGTCGCCCCCGGCAACGACGTAATTCTTGGGGTCATCATGTACGCCGCCCAGTTGTACCGCCAGCGCGGTGCGGTGGACGGCTACGCATCGTTTGACGCACAAGGGTTTGGGGTCGTTCCGCAGCAGTCCCTCGGGCAGATTCTGGCCCTGTTGGGCTGTAAGCGCCCCGGGGTCGGCTGATGGCGTCGTTTCTGTCTGACGCTGTCACCAAGGTGACTACCGCGCTGACGGCGCTGTCTGTCCCGTGGGCGCACGAACCGGGTGCTGTCAGGCCGAAGGTCGTGATGGTGGAACTGCCGACGTTCAGCCAGATTGCCCGCGCCGTCGATGACGTCACCGTCACCCTGAAGGTGTGCGGCTCGCCCCCGGGCAACGCCCAAACCAACCGATGGATTCTCGACACCGTTGAGACCATCTGTGCATCCACTATCGCCGTCGTAGGGGGCCGTCCTAGTACGGCTGACTACGGCAACCAGCAACTCCCCACCTATGACCTCGATGTCAGGGTTGGGACCAACCGTTAGGAGAAACCCGTGGCTACCACCACATTCCTGTCCAACGCCACCGTGAACCTCACGCAAGGCATGACCACCTATGACCTGTCCGACCAGGTGCAGTCCGTGACCCTCACCGTCGGCAACGACGCGCTCGAGGCCACCGCGATGGGCGACACCGGACGCAAGTTCGTCGCCGGTCTGCAAGCCGTTGAGGTCACAATGACCCTGTACCTGTCCTACGGATCCACCGAGGTCGAGGATGCCCTGCAGGCGTCGGTCGGCAAGTCCTCCACCCTCGTCATCAGCCCGTCGGGCACGACCGAGTCGGCAACCAACCCCGAATACACCATCACGAACGCCTACCTCGAAAACTTCACCCCCATCAACTCCACGTTCGGGGAACTGGCGACGGTCGATGTGACGTTCACGGGTGGCACGTTCGCCCGCGACATCGTCTGACCCGCACCACCACCTGAAAGGGCACCACCATGAAACTGCACCTCCAAGTCACCCCCGCCGAGGGGGAGCCGTACACCGTCACCACGAACCTGTTCGTACTTGTCGCCACCGAACGAAAGTTCAAGGTCAAGTCGTCCGAGTTCGCAAACGGCATCGGCATGGAGCATCTCGCCTACATGGCATACGAAGCCGCGAAACTGTCCGGGGTTACCGTCCCGCCAGTCTTTGACGATTTCGTGCGCAGGCTCGACGCGGTCGAAGTGGTGGAGGAGGAGTCGGCGCGCCCTACGCCCGGGGGTCAGTAAACCGTGGGTTGGCTGAACTGCTGGCCCGCACGGGTTTCTGGCCCCCAGACGTGCCGTTCGACACGCGTGACCTGTTCACCGTGCTGGAGGTTCTGTCGGAGGGCTGACCGTGGCTAACCAGAACCCGTATCGGGTGACCGTCGGTGTGGTCGGAGCGCAGGACGCCATCAAGCAGCTGCGCAAGATGGACCCCGAGTTGCGTAAGGCGTTCAACCGGGAAGTGACCCGCATCGCCAAGCCGGTCCTAGACGAAGTCAAGCAGGCTTACAAGTTCGTGCCGATTTCAGGCATGAACCGTGTGTGGGGTGGCGGCAAAGAACGCCAGCGTCGTGTGTTTCCTTTGACGTTGAAGAACGCCCGCAGAGGTGTGCGCGCCCGTATTGACACGTCGTCACGCGCGACGAGCACAATTTACATTCAGCAGAACGACCCGGGTTGGGCAGTCTTTGAAACTGCGGGGCGCAAGACGGTGAACCCGTTGGGGCAAGCGTTGAACGGGGAACTGGGCCACGTGCTAGAACCGGGAAAGACGCGACTAATTGGCCGTGTCGTGTTCAAAGAAAAAGCGCTAGTGGAGCGCGAGGTGACCGACCTTGTGCGCCGTGTAGCGAACGTGTTCAACAGCAAGTTGGCACCCAAGCGTTCGGATTTTGATTTCTAATGGCTGTTTCTATTCCCATCATTTCCGAGTTCAACGGACGTGGCATCCGCAAAGCCATGGCTGGGTTCAAGCAACTGGAAACCGTCGGACAGAAGACTGGCTTTATTCTCGGCAAGGCCGCCATCGGCGCCACCGCCGCGCTCGCCGGTTTGGCTGCGGGCGCCGTCGCTGTCGGTGGGTTCCTGTTCAACGCCGCCAAGGCCGCCGACGCGGATCGCAAATCCCAGATTGACCTTGCCAAGACGGCTGAGAAGTTTGCGAAGGCAAACAAGGCGCAGGTAGCGGGGCTGGAGTCCACCATCGAGGCGTTGATGAGGGCGACAGGTATCGCCGACGATGACCTGCGCCCTGCGATGGGCCGTCTGCTCAGGTCGTTCAAGAACACCGACAAGGCATCCCGTGCAATGAAGATTGCGCTGGACATTTCAGGGCGCACCGGCAAAGACCTCGAGTCCGTCGTGGAGGCGATGGGCAAGGCCGCCGACGGATCTAACACGGCCCTGCTCCGGCTCGGCACGGGTCTGTCGAAGGCTGATCTGAAGGGCAAGAGTCTCGACGAGGTGATGGCGCTGCTGGAGACCCGTTTCAAGGGTGGCGCAGCGGATGCGGCTAACACGTTTGAGGGGCGGATGAAGCGTTTGGGCGCTCGCTGGGACGAGGTGAAGGAGGACATTGGCACGAAGGTTCTGCCGTATCTGGAGCGCTTTTTGGACATGCTTATCAAGGTGGCAGATGCGTTTGGCGTGGGTGGCGTCGCTGGGGCGTGGGAGGAGTTGAAGCGCCAGTTTGCGCAGGCAGGGTTTGAGCAGTCGCCCGTCGGGCAGTTCTTTCGCGACATGTATAACTTGGTGCGCACCGTCTACAACGCGCTGGTGGACCTGTGGAACATCTCCATGACCATCTCCGGTGCCAAAATGCTGAGCAACATTTCGGGTGCGTTCGGCGGGCCCGAACTGCCGAGGTTCAGCAAGATGCCCGAGTTTGGCGGTTTCTTAAACGTGAACATGCCGTCATCGGCGGGCCAGTTCCGTATGCGCGAGTCAGGCACCATCCCGCAAAGCGTCATCATCAACGTGAACGGGGGCGACCCTGCCGCCACGGTCGATGCCCTGCGTCGCTATTCCCGTCAGAACGGCGGCATCAGCGGGGTCAGGCTGTCATGAGCCAAGACTGGCGCGTCTACGTCGGCGGAAACCTCTACATACTCGGCACAGCCCTCGATGCCGAGGTGGTGTCGCTGAACGTCCGGGCAGGCCAGTCGTACTACCTCGAACCTATGAACCCGGGTCAGGCCACCATCGTGGCCCGCTACCCCGACGGCTATGCCACACCCGACACAAACGTCTTGATTGGAAGCACAGTGCAAATCGTGTTGGGCGACCCGGCAACAACGGGCTTCACGTTTTGGGCTGGCAACATCACCGATGTTGCGGTCGAGTACGGCATCCCGTACGCCAGTTCCGTCGGAAACGCCGACTTCCTGACGATTACCGCCGAGACTCCGCTGGGGGCGTTGGGCAGAAACAACGCCACGACCGTCGCCGGCGAAGTGGAACTAGGCGCGTGGTCTCTGTTGGGTGGCACCGATGTTGCCAACCTGTACCTGACAGCCACCCGAGCAGGTTTTACACCATCCACCAACAAAGTGAACTTGTCGGCCCGTGAATGGACACAGTTGGAACTGGTTCAATACATCCAAACTACCTACGGCTATCTGTGCCGCGAGGACGCATCTCCCGCAGTGAACAGTCGCTACACCCGGTTCATTCCGCCGTATGCGCTGACCGCCAACACGGTGAACTTCAGCGACACCGCCAACAACTCCACTAATCAGGTCTACGACAACCTGACGGTGACCGCCGCGTCTGAGGATTACTACACCAAGGCCGAAATAACCGCCGAAGGTCTCTCAATCACGGTGAACGCCGACTCCGGCAGTAGCCCGCCCGCCATTTACCAGGGCAGCACCGTCAGCCCGACACAGGCCCAAGTTCAGGACGTTGCCGACGCCATCTCAAACACGTTCAACGACACCGACTTCGCCATTAGCGGCATCTCGTGCCTGTCCGAAGCACAGAACAGTTGGAACCTGTTTCTCGGCACCGAAGGCTGGAACATGATTGGCACCCGGTCTGACG